CGGTATCATCAATATCCATAAGTTCTTTCGTATCATTTTCTAATGCCTCAAACACTTTCTGTGTTCCATTATTTATTCGTTTCTCAATCATGCCAGGTTTGGCGCGAGCAAGACGGGTAAGGTTGTGGTCCTTGAAGATCTTCAAGTAAGTTTGCTTCTCACGATTCAACTCTTGATTGCGAGATGTGAGTTCGCTCATTGCCGCTTCTGATTTCTTAGCGTTTTCTTCTGCCGCTTTGAGTGATGTTTCTGCCGTGTTGATGGCAATATCCAACTGCACCTGATTCTCTTTGAGGGTGCGGTTGTTCGCTTCTAGTTTGGCAATACCTGCTTCAAACTTAGAAACAGTGACTTGATGGTAGGAGTAACCTCCTGCGATAGCACCAACGAAAGCGACTATCAAATATATTTTAAACATTATTTAACCTGCTTTTTTCTCACACCATTGACTTCTATATAGTTACGAGTTAAGACCGCATATTTCTTTTTCTTTTTTGGGCCCATGTCTTTGGTGTCTTGAGGAATACCAGCATCGCCAGTGGTCATCATTTCCTCATCAAACATCTGTTTAAAAGTTTTCATTTGTAGATTTCTCCTAAGGTGATGAACACAGATTGACTGGTATTAATGTGTGTTCCTAGATAGACATCTAAACCAAAAATACTCTTGACAGGATAAGAATCTTCAGATATTCTGATTTTATCTTTTGCGTTTATTTCGGTGAAAGAAGTAGTCAGTTTTTCTTGGTGTACTCTATACACACCAGGCGAAAGACGTTTATCTTTCAGCACATACCATTCATTTTTTTCATTGATAAAGGCAGATGAATCTAATTCCATTTCCTTGATCAACTTCTCTATACCCGCGTCAGAGACGCCCATCTCTTCACGAATTAATAACAGAGCAGAGGCATATGTAGCGATCTTACTACTACCACCAGGTAGTTTCTGAATCAACCTCTTCATGTTAAACACCACTCGCATGAATGATGTATAAGCATCTTTCTCTTCAGATGTTTTTATTGCTTTACTCTTCAGTCTTTTGCCGTTGTCATCTATAAGACCTAACTTAAATGCTTCAGTCTCAGTCCAAGGTGTAGTTAACAACTTTAAAAATCTGAAAGTAAAATATAAATCGCCCGCTCTACTTGCTAATGACACGTCTTATATCCTCTTTTGTCTATCTATTTATACAACACAAAATCGTGATCGTCGCCCCACGTTTGTTTACACCACATGTCCACCATTTTTTTACGTGCATTACTAAAGTGATAGAAATATGACGCGGGTTGTGGTAGTTTATTCCAACTGTCCGGAGAAGAATTCCACTTGAAGTTTAATTCAACTGACTCTAAATCATACTTATTAAGCATGGCACTGATATAGATTTGATCTAAACAGAGCCACCGCGGGAAGCCATGAGTTTCTTTCATGCTCCACCATTTCCAGTACTCGGTGCCAAATTTCTCTCGGGCTATGAGTCTTGCTTCTTTTGACCATAACAACACACCACTATTGAATATTCTCGTGACACCTGTAGGTTCGAACGTTGGATATGGATGCTTAGACCCTATGTATTCCATAGCCGTGGTCAGCATGTCCCAGTGTTTACCCGGACGATCATAACTAGGTCCACTATTTCCTTCAGGTGGAACACATTCGACCCAACCAGCAACATGTTTTGGATGGATTAACGATATATCAGGTGATCGTGGATGAATAACAACATCTAAATCCAGAAAAAGTACTAGATCGTATTGATCAAAATGTGGATCTTCCCATACGCGAGTGATGTCAAACCAACGATGTGCAGGAGGTATGCCATCGCTGGCATTCACAAACGTGTAAGGCGCGCCCGCCGCGTATTCACTATGCCATGGTGTATTTCTATACTCATACTCCCATCCGTATTTCTCAGCATATTTTTTGACAGACCATTGTGACCATTGTGCCCAGTCCGATAGCGGTCTTGTGTGGTCATCCATTACATAATACTGATAGATTAATTTTCTCATTTAATCTTTCGCAACTCTTCCACAACACTTGAATTCATAGGCATGCCTGTCAAGTCTGAGTTCTCTATTAATTTTAAGTATATAAGAAAGGGTTTGACAACACTAAATTGATCGGGGGTCAGTTTAAACTCCAACATTTTGATGCCGGGACTAACATCAAACACATTGAAAATAATAATGAGATGATTCATCATCAGATTGACTGACAGTTGATCAGATTCGGTGAACCTGGTGATGAGGCGTTTAATGTACTTAAACCGTTTAAGATCTTCGTAAAATTCTTCTGCGTCAATACAACGAGGATTATAATAGTTCTTCGCCGCGTACAAAAGAAAATTTTCATGAGTTAATTCATCGAATATTTTCATACTTTTTCATTTTTCCATAAACAAAATAAGGACTTTTATGAAGTATGTATTACTTTTGTTAACACTTATAAATCGTCACTCGCTTCTACTATGTATGCAATGGCGTTCTTGTTCAATTGCACTGGTTGCCCGCTCGGGCGTTGGAACTCTACGAATTTACTTCCATCGTTCAACACATCTCCCAAACCAAAATTGAGGTCTGTCCGAATATTAATGTGCCCGAACAATGAAGTCCCGTTTGTAAATGTAATATGTACCCGCATTATCGTTCTCCTAGTCTGTTAAAGGATTATCAAGTACATTCTGTATTTTTTTATTAAGGCGATCTTCAAGAGCAGTGATCTTCAGTTCAGTGTCAGTTTGTAAACTCTCACGCTTATTGTCAAAGCGTTCATTCGCTCTGTCAATCATACTTTTTACTTTGTCTTCCAGTTCTCTGTTTTGATCTTCAATCCGATCAACATTCTTTTCCATTCTGTTGAAATCGTCTCGCAGATCATTCTTGATACTTCGTGAATAGTCTATGGCTTCATCCACAGTCATCAACACGTTATCAAGTTTTGTTGATATCTCGTTGTTTCTTACTTCTATTGCGTCGGTGTCTATATTCTGAATGATCTCTTTCATCGACATATAGTCAGAGTAGAACTCAAATGCACCCCAGGCACCACCACCCAGTGTAGACAAAGCGGTAAGAAGAACCATCATTCTGCCGCCTTTAAATGTCATGCCTCCAAATTCTACTTCAGCCATCGTTATGTAACTCCAATTCTAGTTCGGTAACTTTTCTTTCAAGATACTCCATTCTCACTTTATTTTCATGTGAGAGTTTTACTGTTGCTTGCACTTCGGGTGGTGGAGCCCACTCTATTCTAAAATTTGAATTTGGTTCCACTTGCTGACGTAACAACATCATATCTCGTTCTACTATTCCAATTCTATTCGTTACCTCAAAGTAACCGATGACAGCGACAGCAACACCAAATATAATCGCTATCAGATTTCGTATCGGTATCGTGATAGTGCTATTTTCATCCAATTCCATTATTTTTTCCAGAACTTACCTTGAATGAGTTTCTTTACTACAACTAGAGGGTTATAGTAAAATTTATATTCCCACTTATACTGTGCGTAATCTTTTTCATATACGCTACGAGGAGTCCACTCTTTCTTCCAGTTGTCGACCAATAACCCTTCGTATTCTAGTACTGCATGACCACCATCCACATAACTAATAAAACAAATCTTAATCTTTTTTGTGAGAATCATCCAGAGAAATTTCATACGACTCTGCCCTGCAAGCATCCAGCCTACAGTGAGTGCATAATCTTCACAATCTCCTTGATCTTTGTCTTGGCTCATATCAAGTACACGCCAATAGTCAGCAACTTGATACTGATCACTATCGTACTGATATTCAAATACGGTGTTTACTTTAGCAACCGCTTCTACTTTATCCATTATTCTTCTCCTTCGAACTTTAAATTCCTCAACTGTTGCATTTCTGCTTTTAGTTTTTGAATTTCCATTCTGGTTCTTTCTAACTCCAACAGATACAATCGGTTGCAGTCTAATCTTTTCTTTGGTGCATTCAACGGTATTGTAATCTTCGCATAAACACCCACATCTTTTACTATTCCATCGGGATCATATCCTTCTGGATAAAAACCCTGATTGTTATAGAAGGGCCCGTTCTGGTTGATTACACCAACCACACCGAACTCAACGTTGGTACTACCGCCGATTGCCATTGAACATTCGACATTTTCACTAGTTCTAATTCTGTCTGATGCATAAGATCCTGGCGTGGATGGTAGATTCAAATTCAAAGAACTACTCTGTGCCCATGCCATCGAACTCATCATCATTAATAATATGAATCTAAACATTATTTTATCTTCGAACAGATCCTCGAACGAACGGCAGTTTTACCACCCCCGCTCATTATTAATTTAGACGTAGAACAGATATACAATGCTCGGTCTCTGTCCTTCTCCCTTATATAAACTTCAATTTTCTTTCTTTCCAGATGTTTGATGAACATTATTGGTTCAACAACAGAGAACGGAACCTTGTTCCACTCCTCATCAAAAACACCCATCTCGTAATACTGTACATCTTCCCTAGCATTGAACAGTGTCATTGTGGTGTATAGAATACCCTCTACATATGACTGTTTCAATTTCGGATAAGTTGGCGTGAATTCGTGGGCACTTGCGTACCCACTTATCCAAAACAATAGTATAATTAAATAGCGATGCATTCTGCGGTCACTACTGCACGATAGATTCCAGCGGGAAACGCCTTACCATATCCGTACTCAGCCAATGTCTCTGTCTTAAACCATGTGCTTCCTGCTACGGTTAATGAAAATTCCGTGACATTATCATATTCAATTTTAGCGGCATCGTATCCAGACATTCCTGTATCAGATACTTGTGATGTCGCTGTATCCCCTGTCCAATTCACCACGTCTGACAAAGCAGGCGCTTCTGAAAAAGTATTAGGGTGTGTGATCTTCGCTTTATAATAACTTGCTTGAATCACATCATATCGTACAATAGGATCGACACCACCAGAAGTGGGATCAGAATCCAATTTATCGGGTGCTGGGTTACCATACACACCGGCAGTGTCCGGAGTCACAACGCACTTTGATTCTACATTGCCAACCACTTCCATGTCTTCAGCGATTGCGCTTGATGCAAATGTACCAAGTGCCAATAATAAAAGTGTTTTTTTGATCATTTCTGATCCTCCTTAGGTTGATTACCATACTGTAAATCAACTAACTGCTTATGCTTCAATTCTGAAGCAAGGCCCACACTCAATCCTCTCTTTGAATCGGGCAGTTTACTATCCTTCAGCGGTTCAGCGTCCGGATATTCACCGCCCTTTATCGCCATGAAGTAACTTCTTGGCAGATAATTTGTTGCCACTAATGCGTTATGCAATAGTGTATCTTGTTCTCTTTGTAGACTTGCACCAAGGTCCAAACCTAATAATGTTTCAAGACTCTCTTTTATGTCTTCTTCTTTTTCTTTAGCGACTCGTTGTCGTTCTTCTCGTTCTTCTTCTTCTTTCTGCGACTTTAAATTCGCTTTTCTGTCTATCTCATTTTGAATATATTCGTCTGAACTTGTATCAACTGCTATTGCTTGTTCTACGAGAGAAGCACCAGTCGGATCTACATAGCCTGGACACGTAGGATCGCTTTGTGGATCTTCGCAGGGTATGTACTGATACGAGTAATAAACTCCCGCATCTGATACCGTACCATTGCCTTCAATTTCAATTGAACCGTTGCCCCAATACGAAATGTCAATCATGTTTACTGGAACGATCTTGTTAATCGTATTGCCAGGCAATCCAGACCAATCATCTGTCTCACGAAAAATATAACCTGTGCCTCTTGCGTTCTCGTTCTGAACATGCACTAACATATCGTCTTCAGTAATCTTATCGGTTGTGTAACGATAGATGACACTGTTTACAGACAGCCCCAACTGCTGTGGTAAAACGTTAGTCATTACCCAGTTGTAAGCATTGTCTCTGGCGGCGTTGGCTGTTGTGCCGTAGACCGCTTCTTGTGCTAAACTAGAGTAAGAGTAAGAGGAGCAGACTAGCAACGCCAGCACTGCCCAACAATGTCTTCGTACCATCACTTATACCCTCTTCGTCTTTTTCTGCACTAGGTTGTAATTCTTGATTTGCTTCCCAAGCCGCCAATGCGTCCTGACCAATCAACCCATCAAATGGACATGGCGTTCCTGCCATTTTCATCGCATTAAAAACTCGTTCGTCTTGACACAATGCAGATACCGCCGCAACTTTCATGCCCATGTTGTATAGATTCTTGGCGAGTTTCATTCGTTCACAGTTCTCATCCGTAACTTGAGTACCGGTACTAATGCCAAGAATCTGGGTTTGAATCGCACCTGCCACACCAAACGTACACAGATCACTATTAGATGTGTTGATGGTCGGAGAAATCGCAGACGCAGGCGGTGACTTCAACGTTGTCGTTGAATCAGTTTGTGTCGTTACCGTACTGTTCGTGGTAGAGTCGGTTTTAATCACATCTTCTGTGGCGTCTGACTCTTGTGCATATAGAGGCATAGTCCAAAGAATCAATATAAACATCAAATATCGCATCACTTAAACTTCCTATAATTGTTATACAGGGTTATTTATACAAGTGAATTTATTCAGGAGTGTTATTTCTCTAGAATCTACTTAAAGTGTGCCATTGGTCACACTTTAACCGCCTGACGTACCCCAGAGAGGATGTTCGTCGGTAGTGAATAATGTAGCGCCTGTGGCAAAGCCTGATGGTAGTGACGGTATGAGACTAACGTCCCAAGCATTAAGGTTTTGATCAAACGCAATAGCACCATTGAACATGTTGCCCATATCATTAGCAGAACTTGTATCCCAAGAACTAATGTCTTGATTGAATGCCTGAGCACCGAGGAACATACCATTCATATTAGTAACACTAGTCATAGTACTAGCGAAGTTACCAGATAATGTTACACCACCGTTGTTGAATGCAGGAGCACTATTGAACATATTACGCATAGTAATAACACTACTGACGTTCCAAGAACTAATGTCTTGGTTGAATGCAGTAGCACCGGAGAACATTTGCATCATATCAGTAACATTACTTACAACCCAAGAACTCAGAGGTTGATTGAATGCAGTAGCACCACTGAACATATCCAGCATATCAGTAACATTACTCACATTCCAAGAACTAATATCTTGATTGAATGCAGTAGCACCCCAAAACACTCTATACATATTAGTAACAGTACTCACATCCCAAGTAGAAATATCAGAATCGTTTATAGAACTACTCCTGAACATACTACTCATATCAGTAATAGGCGATCCTGCTGGCATTAAAATACCAACGTTTGCAATCCAACTATATGTTGGATTAGCCGTTCTCCAAGCACTGTAAGTAGGATCTGTTGCAGTATTACTTAACGGATACAGGATACCGCCTGACGTACCCCAAAGAGGTTTCTCTGCTGTTGTCCAAGTGCCGACTGTATTGTTAGCAAAATTTGTAGGTGGCGTTGAATTGCCAGGAGCAACACTAGCCGCCAACACATTCCAACTGCTAATGTCTTGATCAAACTTAAAGGCACTTTGGAACATATAATCCATATCAGTAACACTACTCACATCCCAAGAACTGATATCTTGATTGAATTCGTAAGCATTGCTGAACATTCTATTCATATTAAGAACACTACTTACATCCCAAGAACTGATATCTTGATCAAACACAAAGGCATCTTGGAACATACTAGTCATATTAGTAATAGGAGCATCAGCACCTATACCTTCGCCTGGATAGTAAGTGTATCCCGCAGGTTTCGTTGTCCAAGTAGTACTAGTAGGGTCTGTTACCGATGTGAGTGCATATGTGTATGCTTGCCCACCAAAAGGTTGCACGCCTGAAACAGGCAAACTAGAGAAGAAACTGGCAGGTTGTGGTCCTGACACACCAACGCTTGCTAGTGTAGATGTTGCGTCTATCTCACCACGATTAACAGTTTCAGCATCTTTGATTTTTCTGGTCTGAATATACGTTTGGACACCACCATCTGTACGAACACCTCCCGTAGTTTTAGCGGCGTTTGCTACAGATGATCCGGCAAACAAGTATGTGTATGTACGCACAGGCGCGTCATCTTTAAACAACCATCCGGGTCTGCCTGGTATATTTTTCCACGCCATTAGTTGTCTACCAACATGATGTCAAAGATCGCACCAGCACCGGTTGCCGCATCAGCAATTACATCAATACGAATGTCAGACTTCTCGGGCAAGAGGAGAGGAACAGGATATTCGTGCATGAAGGATTGACCACCCGCAGTACCGAATTGCCCTTTAATACGAAACACACCACCAAACTCACGAACCTTTATTCGGAATTGACATGCAGGATTACCTGTGGATTTGGTTGTGCTACCATGAATGCTTGTTAGAAACCCTTGCTTTCCAGCAGGAATGGTATACAATGCCATCTCTGTTTGTGCAAGACCTGCTTTGATTCGTGCCGCCAGTGCACCTCCAATCGTGATATCAACGTCAGCACCATTCACGGTGTTTAACATATATGCACGATTGATACGGGAGAATACAACAGGGCTAGGAGAACCAACAGGTATCGAGGTTGACTTGAAATTGTAGTCAGCATCAAGACCTTCAACGACAACCACTTCACCATCGTCAGTTGTGTTTGCTGTTACCGCAGCCACACCATTAGCAGGATAAGGATAGATTGCAGTAGTACCATTACCATCCCATACAGTTTCCACTGTATTTGTTGTAACGTCTGCACCCGTAAATCCAAACTTGTTGACAGAAGTAACGCCAACAACATCACCTCTAGCAATGAAGATGCCTTCGTGATTTAAATACCTTGATGCTCCCATTAGTCTTTCTTCCTACTCCCGACAGCATCCGCTGCAAAAAAGGCAGAGACAAGTACGGCGATTGATGCAAAATATGTCGGAGCAATATCAGCAATCAGTTTTGCCGCATTGTCCAACCCAAACATATCAGTAAGAAAGATTCCAAACGGATACAATAATAAACCGATCAACGAGAACCATGCCATCTTACGAATAGCATCACGTTGTGCATCGGCATCTTCCAGTTCTTTGCGCTTGAACTCTAGGTTCATGTGCGCTTCTAACTCTTCCATAGAGATGTGCCCATCTCCATTGGTGTCTGCCGCTTCTAGTGCTTTATCTACTGTCTTCTTCGTTGCCACTGCTTGATTCTCCTAGTTTATGTGCAACACTGAAGCGGATCTTGCCTTGTCTTTCATGGACTAAACACCGATGTTCAATGTGTGCAGGAAACATAACCAAACAATTATCTTTGTACGGAATTACTCCGTAATCTTTAATCTCTAATCCACCTTCACGACCATAATTTGCAGGTGGCCAAAGAGAGCCCATCTTAGGATAATAAAGAGCCGTCATCATTGGCTCTCTGTCATCTCTATGCCAACTACCAGGTAGTCCAGCAGGATGAGCATTTATATAAGTCTTCTTAGGTTGTGCACCATTACAATATGGCTTCACATAGTTCCAAAGAAGATCAGCGACATCGGGTCTGTGTTTAAACGTTCCTACGAATATCGCTGTGTCCCATTTCTTACTATCAGATGTACCTATTTGATAGTCTCTACAGTTCCAAATAGCCTTTGCTATTTGCTCAACATGTTCATTATTTGTCACTACATCATCATATATGGTAATCATTACCTTTCTTCGTCATTGCCTCCGAAAGAGTCATCATAATGATGTTCTACTTCAGATTCAAACAAAGGTCGTTCTTCATGCGCTGATGGTGCTTCATGTAGTGTTTGTACTACGGGCGCTACCACAACTTCAGGTGCAGGTGCAGACGCACCATGCCATTCGGCAATCTCTTCAGCATTAAACTTTGCCGCTTTGATTACTTCAGTCTTACCTTTACCACGATTTACAGTCCATCCTTTTGCTGTAGGATATGCTCCTGCTCGGGCTGCCCACTTAGGTGATTTAATGGCCATTATTTGCCTCCTTTAATAATAGATTTGTCGCCTGTCTTTTGATCGCCAGTACGATGTGCCGCAGGCTTTGTTGCTCTACCTGCTTTTGATGCGTCATCATGACCTACTTCATCATCGCCACCTTTAGGCACTTTAGTTGTGTCTGAACCTGTAGCATCAAGATCTTTTGCCATATCTACAGCGCCTTTACCTTTCAGATTGGTGTCTTGATCGTCAGCAGGTTGACCTTTAGAATCAGGCTTTGCTTTCTTATCAGCGACAGCACCAGCACCTTCCCACATTGAACGCATGGCAGTAATTGTCTGTTGTTGAATAGAAGAGTAAGTCTCATGAACGTCCAGTTCCATTTCTGCAACGGTACCTTCGGTTACTGACTCATTCTTGGGCACACAATCGTTGACACGCTTACCGCCTTTCATCTTTGTGCCTACTTTCTTGTGAGTGTCCCAGCAAGGATCGTCATCTCCGCCATTTCGCGCTTCTTCAACTTCGTCTTCTTCGTTTGCTTTCTGAAGGGCTTTGCGTACACGAGGATTGTCTGAAACACCTTTCTTAATCTTGTCCATCTTTTTAACAGCGGGAGTCATAGCACCGCCAGATTTCTTAGCGATGTCCATTGCTCGGCGTATACTTTCGCACTGTTCGGCAGGAACATCGAATTCAACACCATGGGCAAACAAAATATCATATCCGTTATCAGTTTCAGTGATGATCTCACCGTAACCGTGAACTTCATGACGTACTGCTTCTTGCGTTGCAGATGCTTTAGACTTTTCTGAAGATGTGTACTTAGAACATTCTTCGTCATGATTCTCAGTAGAACCACCACACTCGGCGCACTTCTTCATGCCGTCTTTAGCCATAGGCTCATCGTTGTCCATTTCGTTATCGTCTTCTTTCATCTTTTTCTTAGACGCATTGACCGAACCACAAGAAGACTCATCGACTTCTTCATTTTTGGCAGGTTTTTTACCGCCATCAATGGCATCGTCAGTTGCCTTCCTACGCTTATGTAGATATTCGTCCGAAGAATCAACATCGCCATCGTTATCGATGTCTTTGTCGGTGCGATTCTTGAACTTCTTATCGTTTTCTTTATCGTTGACAGGATCCAATGTTTTCTTCTCATAGACTTCCTGCCAAGCCTTTGAGATACTGTCCACTACGTTCTTATCCATTGTCCCTGTCCTTCCTTATAACATGTCTTGAAGGTGGGAAACCAGCGCAGTAATAACACCAGCACCAACTACCCACATTACTTTTGATATAACATTCATGCGTTCTCGCATGGATATCACATGTGCATCAACATCGTCTAGTTTCTTAGACATTCTGTTGAGTCGTTCGTGACCTTCAGCACGTCTTGTCTCAAGGTCAGCAATCTTTTCTTCTACTCTAGCCATACCGACTATGACATCTGCAAGTTTGTCAACTTTTTCCTCAATACGTTGCAATCGGTCTTCGTTCATCTTTCCCATCCTACCACTACAAATTAAATTAAAACTACCAGGCTTTACAAGACCAGTAACGAGGTGTACTTTTATCTTTTGCTGAGTCGCAATTATGTCGCGCTCTAAAAGACTTCCGACGAGCAGGAATGTTCTTCTTGATCGTCATGTTCTTATCACCAAAATTTACCTTTTGTGCCTTGCCATCACCATCTGGATCAACATAGACCTTTGATTTTTTAACATCACCTGTCATAGGTTTATTAAGTGGCACTTTCTTACCTTGATAAGTAGCCTCATCAAAATTCTTAAAACTAATCATGATTTGTCCATCATCTTAGAGGCGTGTTTCTTTCTATAATCATGAACACGATTCATAGCCGCCTTGTCGTTGTTAGGCTTGCTGGGAGTGTTGAAGTAACCATCATGATACGCATCGGCTTCGCCTTTTGCGGCTGCCGCAGTCTTATATGAGGCGCTTCCTACATATGTAACACCCTTAGGTCCTACTAATTTACTACGATGACCGCCGCGCATACCTTTCTCGGAAGTAGAATAATACTGATGTGCTTTCTTTGCCGCTTCTTCTTTAACACGACCCATCGCATTGCCGTACATCTTCTTCTTCATGTTACTGTATCGGTCAGAAGAGTCTTTCTTTTTGCCATCTTTCTTGCGATCAGCGTCAATCTCTGCCTGTGTAGGTTTGCGATATGCTTCGTTCCGGCGGCTCTTCTGGAAATCTTTGTATGCCTTTCGTCGCTCGGCATCTTTCTTTTTCTCAGCAGGAGTCATCTGCGATACGGGTTTCTTTGCTTCCTCTACAGAATCCTCGTTTGCTTTCTTCATAAGGTCAGAAAGTTTCTTCAGAGTATCACGATCTTTTGGCTTGATGGCAGCATTCTTTCTTTTGTTGCGAATGTCAGACAGTGACTTTCCATAGGCAGCCGTGCTTTCACGCATGACATAACCACCTTGCACCTTGAAACCACCTTTCTTGAGGATCATTTGCATTCGGTCACGAACGTCTGTGTCTGCATTCTTAAAGAGCATGTTCAACCCTTTACCTGCTTTGTCTTGTACGGAAACTGCGGAGTTCTTACCGATCTCACGCACGTAGGCTGCCGCTTTCTCAAACTCTCTCTTGTCTGGTCCACCATGCTTCTTCGCATAGTCTGAGAGTTCTTTTGATACCTTGAAGAAATCAATTGCTTCGTCGAACTGCTCGACTTCTTCTTTAATATACAGTTGTTGTTTAGAATCCCATGTGTATTTTGATTTGTCGAACCCTTTTAGTTTTTTAGCGCTTTGATATTCAACGCTGGAAAGTTTATCGACTTTAAGCAATCTATTTTCGTCAAGTTCTGTGAACTCCTTGATGCCGTTCTTCTTTCTCCATGCCATAACTGTGGCAGCATCATTAACTTCGTCTGCGTATTTCCCTGCCTTTTTTCCATTAGGATTTGCTTTCATTGCATCACGTGCATCTTTACTAATGTACTTTAAAGAATCATACGGTAAGTTCCAGAACCTATCGTTTTCAATACGAGCACCGTTTCTTGGACGACCATCACCCATTTTCCACTTTGTTTTCTCATCGAGTTCGACTGATTCTTTAACGAAGTCAGCGCCGTGTGTAGCCATATCGCCTTGAGCGAGAGAGAACTTGCCTTGTCTGTTATAGATCGTGTACTTCATACCGCCAGGATTCTCTGTGTTGACGCAATTGATCTTCTCAAGATTATACTTGGCAGACTTACTCTTGGACTTGACTTGTAGAGTAACCTTATTATCTCTACGTATGCCAGAGCCGAAGGACACACTAACCTTATCACCTTTCTTAAGTGAGTCAAACATTTTTTGATCCATTGCACCTTCGTTCATCGTACCCTCTATTGTCCAAATTGCTTTGCTGGTTCCTTCGGTAGACTTATCTACCTTAACTTTTTTACCCATAAATTTTAAAAGATCTAATGTTTTTTTAAAATTACCCTGCTCAATATGCTTGTTCGCCATTATCTTGGCGGCAGGTTTAACGTCTCCTTGACGTAATTTTAATGCTGATTCTTTAAACGTTTTCATAGATACTATTTATACTATTATTTATTTCGTTTTCGAAACGTTATGGTGTCTTTCACATCAAACTTGACAGAGTTCATCTTGTCTTCTTTGCGAGTAGGCTTAGGAGGAAGACCTCTGTTTTTACGAACTGCCCGAGCAAGCCTTGCTTTGTCTAGCATTCTATCAAACTTGATCTTGTCGCTTTCTTTCTCTTTATCAATTTTCATCTGAGTATTAGCAACTTGATCTTCGTTCTTTTCGCCAGGAGTGGTCTTCTTAGCAGACTTAGTAGACTCTGGAGTACCCCATTCAGGTTGCTCTTTGTACCATCCATCTGTCTTTTGAACTGATTCTAGCCACTGCCGAGAGATCCTGCCTTCATCTAATGCTACAATAACATAGTTGGTGCCCAGTCTGTGGACATAACCTTCTTTCTGTGAAGATGTTATGATAACACGATCACCCTCATTAAACAGATCACCGTTGACGTACTTCTCGCGAGTCTTGCTTACTGATTTGAGTTCAACGTGATTTCTGAACTGAGTAGTCTCTTTCAGCCCCATGCCCACACGAATATCATTGAACAATTTCTTAGCATCTTTGTTTGATACATTCGCGGGTACGCCTTGGGCAAATGTAGTAAAATCATTTGCATTAGCATTGGCACGTTGCTTAGAGGCAGACATACCTTCAACACCTTCAGCATCAGGATCACGATCACCCGCAGAAACGACACTGATCTTTTCAAAGTTATAGAAACCGTGTCTTGCTTTCTCACCGTTGTACTTGTTCAGCAGTGCATTGAACTCGGCGATTCTATCTGAACCAACAACCATGGTGACTCTATTAAATCCTTGATCGTACAATGACACTGCAATCTCAAACACATTTCTAATTTTCTTATTCAGAATAACATTTCGCCCATACTTGGGAAACATCTTTCTCACATGCTTGATTTTTTGATCGTATGATAAAGGATTTTTCTTTGGATCACTTGATTGGGATAGATAAATCTTATAAGGATTTCTACCTGCTTTGGTGGCTAGGGCTTGCATTAACTTGCCGTGACCTATTGTTGGAGGATTCATGCGACCAAAGGTAAAATAAACCTCTCGCGTTTCCTCTACAAGATACTGTTTAAAACTTAAAGACACAACTTACTCACTTTTGTCCATTACTTGATTTAGAAACCCTTCGCTCTTTCTCAGTCTTACGAACTACTGGCAAAATCTTACGAGCGATTTTTGCAATCTTAGGCTTCATCTTATCTAGTCGTTTCTCTATACTTGCTCGCCGAGCCGCAGGCACTTCTTCTTTGCCTGCACCTTTGGTGAGTTTTTTGAACATTTGCATACGTGCTTGTTTTTGTGCACGTTTTTGAAGGCGAGCATTGTCCGCCGGCTTCTTAGCGGCTCTTCGTCTACCCATAGCGATCTTGGCTTTGTTCTTTTTCATCACACGACCGCGAGCGCGGCGTTGGGAAAAGGTTAATGCTTCATCTTGAGTGGTGTCGTGAATTTCGCCGCATGTTTTACAGGTCTTTTCGCCACAGTCGCAAGAACAGGAGGACTCTCCGATGCGACCACGATGCCGCTTGTGCGCGGCATACTTTACTATTTCGTCTTCGCCTGGCTTATAGTCCACGACGATAAAATCTTTGAAAGATAATGGCTTTGCCATTCTTATCCCCTCGTTGGTTTATCCCATCCCTTAACAATATCGGGTGAAAAGTTGTTATATGAAAATTCCATACGATCAACAAGTTTCACTGCGTCACCACTCAACTTATCAATTGCAACATAACCTTCGGCACCTGTTACTTTATAACCTTTTCTGGTCTTAACAAAAGTGTCAACACTTTGCAATTGGTTAAGTTTATTTATAAGTTTCATTTTTGCAATTACAATTAATTTTTGCAATTCAAACATTTTTACTAGATTATCAGTATTTTCGGGGGAGAAAAACGTCAAAAGAGCATCAAGTTTGGCTTGTTGTACTCCCTTTCCCTTTGCTGTTTTTCTTGCATCTATTTCTTTCTTATACTTCTTGGTGATCCACGCAACTAATTTTTTGGCATGTGCTTTGCTGTTGCCTGGCATTTGTCCTGCTCGGACGAAGGTGTTGTTGAACTGTTCAATGTGTTGTGCGAGGGTTTGGTTTCCTTCCAATGCTCGTAATGTCGTCCCGCTAATAGTATTGAATAGAACTCCAATTTGTGATAGAGTTTTTTGAACATCTTCGGTCTCTCTTTTAGTCATGGTAGCGTTAGTGACATCACGAAGGAATGCATCTTGTGACCATACAGCCGATGACTTGTTCAGTGCCGATACATTTACACCAAATGATCCACTCATAGATTCAAAGTCTTTGCCTGTATATGTTGTGTGCCATACAATACCCATCTTTGCCTTTTTAATAGCGGCTGCCTGTTCTACGGGTACAGCGTAGACAATCGTGTTCGGATGAAAAATAACATATTGTTTGCCGTCAATCTTTTTTGTCTTGAGTTCAGACGCATCAAACAAAAAGTCACCTTGAATAACACCTTTGATGCCAAGTGCGGGTAGGTGTTTGAGAGCAAGTTTTAATTTCTTATTAAGATCGCCGCTGGTGTCATCGTCTATGTCAGCATCCGTCTTGTAAACTTTCGGGTTCTTATTGAAGATACCTTTCTTTGCAACAAAGAACTTACCATCACGAGGATCTGTGCCAGCAAACACCGCGGGTGCACCGTCCCACTTGACGGACACAGAACCGCCCGAACCACCGAGCATGTCACGCATATCACGCAGTGCAAAGATTGCTTGACGTGTACCGTTGACACCACCATAGAGAACCTTATCCTCAATATGGGTCATGTGGGTGTTCTTTTGTTCTGTTAATGTGTCTGCAAATGATAACATTATCGTGTCACCACCTTTACGTTTTTGTTTATTCGTGTGGCACTGACTGCCAACACACGAAGCCCGGGACGAATCTTGGAGCCTTTTCTGCTGGAGTCGTTTCTAATAAGAAAGAATATGTCACTCTTGCCTTTCAAATCACTCATCTTGTCAATGATCTTGGTTACTTTTACCTCAAGTATATCACCATCTGAGGTCATTTGAAAGTCTGAACTGCGAAATGTTCTTACAACAACAAAGCCTGAACCAAGAAGATCACTACCAAATACCACGGCTTGTTTTTCTTTATTGTTTGCTTTGATGCCGAGGTTAGGTGTCATCTTGAACACTGAACCCGCTTTCTTGATTTCTACTTCACCGTTGGCTTCTAACTTGTCAACAATGTTCTTTGCAACAGGTGCCCAGTAACTATCGGCAGACTCCCACATCTCGGCGTTGTCTTTCTTGATAGAGATAGGAATCTTTGTACCACCCTTGATAACTAACCGAACGTCGGCTTTCTTTCTGTTGGTGGTATCACGACCAACTTCTTCAACATCAATGACGTTCTCGT